GGAGCATTTTAACCGCTACGTAAAGTATCAGGTTGAGAAAAATAACCATCCCGGCATTGGCCGCTGGTGGCTGAAGTCAAAATATAACCGGGTGCCGGTTGATCGCGTTGGAGCTGACTTTGTGCAGCGTATGAAGCCAGCTGATAAACTGATAGCCGAGGACATTCTCGACACAATTGAATACAACAACCGCCAGCACCCAAATCAAAAGAAATACCCTGGCATGACCAGGATGGAAGTCCTCATAGAAAATCAGAACCCATCACTGCCACAGCTGAATAAGCAGTTTATTTACCGCTATATCGGCTACGAAACTGAAACAAGCATTCAGCGAAATCAGTATGTAAAGGTTCAGTATGGAAAGTATATGTTGCCGCATCCTGCCGTGCTTGAGCGCCTTGCATCCAATAACCGTGAGGTAACAGCCTATTATGTTCCTGATGAGGATGGCGCAATTAACGAGGTTTACCTGTACCAAAAAGGGGAATTCATTTGCACCTGCGAACGACTGGATGAATACAACGAGGCTAAGGGTGAGCGTACCGATTTTGATGAAGCTGCAAAACTCAAACAAGACAAGTATGTCGCCATGTTCGACAAATTTGTGGGAGAGGATGAGTATGCAAAGCTTGAGATTGTAAAAAAGCAAACTAGTGAAGTAATGCCGGCAAGGGTTATAAAACCTGCCGCCGCTGAAGTGTGCCAGGAACCGGCAACCGATTATGCTCAAAAAGCATTAGACGACTTCTTTAATTAACAATTAAATACTCTTTAAAAATGGTTACAACGGAGTTTAAAAAACAAGTTATCGCTAAGCTGGTGGAAGCTGAAGCAATAAGCGGGCTAACATCGAAGCGTTATGCCGTAAAAATTGGCATTAACCCATCGCAATGGTCGAGGCTAAAAGCCGGTGATATTGATGGCGTATTGGCCGATAGCAGATATATTACATTGGCCAGGCTCAATAACCTGCATACTGGTGACCAGCAGGAGTGGAAAACAGTTGAAACCTCAACCTATAAGTATATCCGCTCACTACTTCAAACATGTAAGGATGAGTGCATCAGCGTAATGCTTGCAGACCTTGCCGACATAGGCAAAACCTACGCGGCAAAGTTATACGCCCGGGAGACCAAGAACGCCGTTTACATCGACTGTTCACAGGTAAAGTCAAAGCAGCTATTTGTTAGGGAACTTGCAAAGCAGTTCGGCTCCAACCACACCTCAAAATATTCTGAGGTTTATAACGACCTTGTATTTTATCTCAATTCACTTCACAATGCTATCATCATAGTTGATGAGGCGGGCGATCTGCGTTACGATGCCTTTCTGGAGCTTAAGGCGCTCTGGAACGCCACAGAAGGTAACATAGGCTGGTTCATGCTTGGCGCTGACGGATTGAAGGCAACCATCAACCGGTCAATTGCAAATAAGAAAGTCGGCTACACCGAAATATTCAGGCGCTACGGCAGCAAGTTCAGGCAGATCACTCCTCAGGGACGTGAGGCCTTAGACGACTTCAAGCGGGAGCAGGTTGCGCAGGTAATACAGGCCAACGCTCCTGCCGGAAGTGATGTTCAAAAGCTGGTAAAAGCAAGCGGCTTTTCGCTTACAAACGCTTATAACATGATTAGGGTAATGAACAACCGAAGCCGGGCTTAAGCATGGAAAAGGCGAAAGAGCTCACACTTCCCCGAGCCCTGTCCGTTGACAATGTGCTTAATCACAAATTTTCCGGCTTGCCTTTCGAGGGCATAATGCGCGAATTATTTGGAACCCCGGAGCGCGCAGGATCATGGATAATCTGGGGGCCATCTGGATCAGGAAAAACAACATTCAATATGCAGCTTGCACGTTACATCAGCAATTTTGAAAGGGTCATCTACAACTCGCTGGAGGAGTGGCCATCATCAAGTATTGTGAATGCGTACAAGAGAGCGGGGCTGAGGCAGGGCGATAACGTGCTGATGATTGGCGAGAATATGAAGGACTTTGAAGCTCGCATGCTGCGTAAAAGGTCGGCGAATGTCATGTTTATCGACTCGGTGAAATACACAAAATTCAGGTGGGATGATTACGAACGTTTCTGCAAGCTTTTCCCGGGAAAGATTAAAATATGGGTTGCGCATGCAAATGGAAAAGAGCCGAAGGGCGGGCTTTCAGAAGACATAAGATTTGATTCGCACGTGAAGATTTACACCGAGGGTTACAGGGCATTTATTACCAGCCGTTTCAGCCAGGGCGGCAGCGGGCAATACGACATATGGCCAGAAGGCGCGCGACAATATCATGGCGAAATTGATCAACAAACTAAAGTGCAATAACATGAAGGCAATTGACACCTATGTTTATGAGTACGACCCAAATGCACTTGTACTCAACATTATGAAAAATGGCAAGCAATTCGGCGGCTTTATCGGCCAGCCAGCTGAGCAGCAATTGAAACGCCTGCTCGACTCAGGCGCGGACATAACAATTACAAACATGAGCGAAAGCATTAGAAAAGCAAAAGTGCGCAGGCTGCGTGCTATTTGGGTAAAGCAAGGCATTGATCAGTACCGCGAGAGCATCCTGAGCCAATACGGGGTTGAAAGCACCTCGGAACTCGATATTCAGCAGCTAGAAGAGCTGATTGACCAATACAGCAACCAGGCGCCCGTGTCGGAGCACGTGAGGCGCCAAAGGAGCATTATTCTTGACCTTCTTAATAAGATGGGAATATACAAGGATAACGGCGACTGGAAAGCGGTAAACGCTTACCTGATGCAGCCGCGCATTTCAGGTAAACTAATGTATCAAATGAGCTCTGATGAGCTGAACGTATTGCAACAAAAACTACGTGCTATAATTGCAAAGCAACTTGCCAGCGAGGCCGAAATCAATCGTAAAAAACTCCTGAACTGATGAGAGCTAAAAAGATTAGCAACAACAGGAGGTATTACCTGCATAGAAAGCTCAAAGATATTTATGTGGTTGAGGCAAGAAAACGGCTGATTCATGTTCCGCCAGGGGAGCTTTTAAAAGCCGAAGTAATCAACGAGCTAATCAATGCGGGATATAGTGCTCTATTATTTATCAATTAAACTCACAACAATGGAAAAGTACAAAATGCCGGCTGAAATAGATCGGCTACAATCCGAGGCAGATAAATTGCTTGAGGATATGAATGGCGACAACATCATTGAAAGAATGGCTAACCGCAGTCATCTGCTCATAAGAATTGGCAATTTAAAAAAGTGGATTGCCCGCCCATCCTACACCGAGGCGCCAATAAACTACGGGGTTACTTATATTGGAAAAACTGCAATATGAGCGAGCCGATAGTAAGACGATACCTGGTAACCCGTGTCAGCGCGAATTCATACGTGAACAAATACGTTGACTACTGCCGAAACTGCGGCGGAAGTGGAATATGTGATCTTGTAACTGCCGTGGAAATGTGCCCGGTTTGCAATGGCACCGGCTACGTGGACATTACAAAAGTGATTGACGTAATTATTAAACCTTACAAAAACAAATAACAACTATGGACACAAAACAAATTGATTTGAATGAGCTAACTACAGCACAATTGGAGGCAATGCTCGCGGAAAAAAAGAAGGCTGAAAAAGTGGCAAAGATTGCAGCACGCAAAGAATACGAAAATCAGCGCGATGAGCTAATTGAACAGCTGGTTGCAAGGGCAAAGGTTCTTAACGACCAGATGCGTGATTTCAAGCAATACGCAATTGATAAGCTTGAGGACTTTCGCATTACTGCGAACGATTACGGTGACATAAGAAAGAACTCCAAAGGCGGGTTCTCGCTCAGGCACAATCTTACCGGCGAAATGGTAAGCCTCGACCGTAACAGCGTACCCGAATACGATGAGCGCGCCGCCTCAGCTGAAAGCCTGCTTAAGGAGTTTCTTGAGGATAAGGTAAAGAAACGCGACTTAGCAGACTACCGCACTCTTATGGCTCTTATGGAGCGTAACAAACAGGGAGATCTTACACCTAGCCGCATAGCATTACTGCTGAAGGTAAAAGACAACTACGATGATCCCCGATGGGCTAAGGCTATGGAGCTTTTCGAAGAATCATTCCGTATTCGAGAAATCAGCTACTCTGTTTCATTTTTCAGAAAGGACAAAATGCAAAAGGATCAGGCAATCGTTTTGACTTTTGCATCTATACCAGTCAGATTTTTCAGGGATGAGGTAATAGCCAAAGTTGAAGAAAATGGAGCCTAAAAAAGATACCAGAATCGCATTTTACCTCTTTGTTGCAATTGTAGTATTGGAGTCATTAGCAATTGTTTTACTAATAAACTACTAACCAATGAACAAACAAATCTATATAATAGGCCCGGTTACCGGCATTGATCGCAAGGAGGCCGTTGCTGCTTTTGCAAAGGCCGCCTCAATGGTTAAAGAAATCGGCATGATTCCGGTTAACCCGGTGGAGCTTGTGCCTGAAACGGCCACCTGGCATGAGGCAATGCGTATTTGCATCCCGGAGCTGATCGAGTGCGGAGCATACATTAAGCTTCCGGGCTGGGAGCAAAGCAAAGGCTCCATGCTTGAGCTTATCATAGCAAAAAATATGGATATCCCCGAACTGGCAATTTACGTGGGCAAATTCAATGGAGGTGGCGAATGAAACGATACTCATTGACAAGCCAGGGATTCACCGGGGAGGTTATATTTGTGTTTAACGACATAAACCTGCTCGAATTATTCGACAGCACTGGCGCTCAGCTAAGCGAGCTGCAACAAAGATTTTTACTGCAAAACCTCCCCGGGGACTTGCCTGAGCTGGAAAACCTGCGTTCAAAAAGCGTAAGCGCAAAGCTCACCGAAGTAAATGCAGATATCACCTTTGATATGTTTTGGAAACGCTACAGAGCCCCGCTTAACAGCAAAAAGAAGCTCGCGGAAAACTGCTGGAAACGGCTGAGCCAGGCACGGCGAAACCTTGCCTATAAATTTATCCCAATTTATGAATCACGAATGGAGCCAGGAGTAAGCAAGCTTTACGCTGAAACTTACCTGAATAGCGGCCCCTGGATTAATCAAATTTAAGAGGCCATGATACTATCATTTTCAAAACCTGAATTTAAGGAGCGGATATTATCCGGTACCAAAAAGCACACAATAAGGCTTGATGCAACTAACCGCTGGAAAGTGGGTATGATGATACAGCTCTGGATGCACAGCCCGCGAAATGTAACAAAGAACCCGCACCAATTTGAAACTAAACAGTGTGTTTCCATCCAAAGGATTGACATTGTGAGAGTAGATGATTACCTTGAACATACGTGGGTATTTATCGACGGTAAGCGGCTTAACGAGGATCAGGTTCAGCAATTGGCATGGAACGACGGCTTTAATAGCTTAATTGATTTTTGGATGTGGTTTGAGGGCGGTTTTAAGGGTAAAATAATTCACTGGACAGACCTGAAATATTGAACAATTCTTCTTTAAAAAATCAAAAAAACTGAACAATGGATTTTACAGATCAGAAAATAGCCGACGCGCTAAAGGAAATTGAGAAAATGGATCACTATACAATGTGTCGCCTTTGGAGGTTTGCCCCACAGGGTAGCGAAATTTACTTTAGAAGTGATCTACCAACTGGAGATGCGTTTAAGACTCGTCTTTTTCAACATTATGGAGGCTTCACTCCTGAAATAAGTAAAGAATTGGGCTGGCCAGCAAAAAAAATAAAGAATTCATCTTTTAATAATTAAACAATGAAAATATTCAGAATTCATTTTGAAGATCACGGCCAGGACTTTTTGACCTGGGACGTTGACATAATTACGGGTAAGGTTGTAGACTGCCAACCTTTTCAGGCTGAAATATGGTGCAAGTGCACTGTTGTGAACGTGGATGATCTTGAAGTCGGCGGCAAGGTAGATTTTGAGACACGGGATGAAATGTTAACAATGAAGTATTCAATATGCGACCTTGAGGCGCTTGAAGTGGAGGGCTAAACATGAATTTAAAAGAAAAGATTTTACTTGCACCATCATTTCTACTCGCCATTTTGCTGGGCTTAGTTGGATATATATTTTGGTGCCTTGGTAACTTATTATTGGCGCTTGGGCATATGGTTATGCTGAATAAGCACACCGCAATTGAAAGGCTTTCAAACTGGTATCCTGAGGCGTCAATACTTGATCTATTTTAACATGAACACTAAACCTTAAAAAATGGAAACAACAAAATTCAGGGTGTGGAATGGTCAGCAAATGGAAATGAACATAATGGCCGGATTTTTAGGTGCATTTTATGTGCGTGGAATTGATGAGAATGATTCCGCCTGCATGAGCTCATTTAATACAAAATACCATGAGGGTACTCACTTGATGCAGTATTCCTGTATTAATGACAAAAAAAAGCAGGAAATCTACGAAGGCGACTTATTTAAACTTGGTTCAGAAAAGCAGGTGTTGGAAGTAAGATTTGAACACGGTTGCTTTATGGCATTTCACAAAGGAAAATCAGTCGGCCTTATTGGGGAATTGCAAGTGTGCTTTATAGATGTAATTGGCAACATTTATGAAAACCCTGAACTTTTACAAGCTGAATAGTATGAGCGAGCCAACTACCGAATACTTAACCCATCCAACCGGCAACATACTGCCAGCACACATGATGCCCGCCGAAACGCTCTCAGGCATTACAGCCGCTCTACGCAAGGTTAAGATTAAGCTTACCATCAGCCAGCTCCGGAGCCTGGCAGTAATTGTGCAGAGTTATGTAAGCAGGCAAAAGGCAAAAGGCTTGTTTGAGCTTGCTGATTTGTACGACTCATACCTTCTCGGCGAGAAACTCCGCACAAAAATGCTCAGCGGCCAGCTGAAATTAAACCTTACATTAAAAATGAGCGAAGCCAGGGCGCTATATAACGTGCTCGACAATACTGAGTTCGCGGAATTCGCTATCTACGAAAACAACCTGGCATTTTTTATCATAAGCGAAATCGACAAACAAACTGTGTAATCGCATGGCCTATAACAAGAAAAACAAATTACTTCAGATGAGGCTGGTTGTTGAGCTTTATAAAAAGCATAAGCAGCCGGGAGTCTCTACCGCCTACGTTTTTCGCACTTATATCGAACCATATTATCCAATGAGTATCTCAACCCTTTACAACTACCTGGCAACGCCAGTTGAAAAAGAGCTCAAGCAGATGGAAAACGAAAAACCACAGCTTGATTTGTTTGAATAAATTTTTATTAAATACTTGACTTCGTGTGTATAAATTTTGTAGTATTGCAGTGTCTAAGTCGAATACCAGGGGGAGCGAAAGCTGCCCGAACACTGCGCGGGCATTTTTTATGCCCATACTATAGCGGTAGCCCAACCCCGTGCAACGGTTATAATGGCCGGTGCAAGCCCCTTGGTGGACTTAGACAGCGGGAAGTGGGCTACCGCTTTTTTATGCCCACACGTCTAAAAACACCAAACGCATGAAAAACAACAATGAAAGCAGCGGGATGCTGCAATTGGTCGAAATTGACCAAAACAGGTTTGCCGTAGAAGTGGTAAACGGAACTGTAAGGGCTAACCTCACTCAAATGGCTAAGCCTTTTGGTAAAAATCCAAAAGACTTTTTTAAAAACGATTGGTCGGCCAAGTATTTAGAAAAACTTAGCAAAAGGAGAAATATCCCTTTGGCTGATCTAGTGCAAGTTAGAAAAGGAGGGAATATTGGCAACATGGGAACATGGGCATATGAGCACAATGTTGTTATTGAATTTGCCCGATGGTTAAACATTGACTTTGCCATAGATGTGAATGAACTGGTATTTAAGCTGCTTACCAACCAAGCCGCCATTGCAATGCCATTTATGGGAGTTGAGCCAGTTATACACAATGGCCGCTCGTGGTATTATTACCGCGATGTGCTTAAAAGCATAGGTTTTAGCATAACAAGTGGCACGGTGGCAAAGCGAAAAAGGCTAAATGAAAAGCATTTTGTAAAATTGTTTGGCCGTAATTTTATTGATTTGGAATATTGCCAACAGTTAAAAGATGAGGCTGTTAAATTTGGCATTCAGCTTGAGCTTCCCTTTGCCGATTATAAGCAACTGAAAGGAGGTGGTAATGTATAAGTATCTTAATTTTGAACCAATAAAAGATAGCCAAACAAAACTGGCGCAGCTATTTAACATTGCAATGGATAGGGTTAAAACTGCCAGGCATTTTATTGCACCATCCTGCACAAGTATAGTGGCCAGCAAAGGTTGTGCTGACTTTGAGCGGGAATCATTTATGGCGCAAAAATTTTACCAGCTATGCCTTACCGAGATATATTACCACCAGGTAATTCATTATCTTACTGAATGGAAGCAAATGGCCACGCAGTACAACAATGAGTTTGCCGGCAACTGGAAATATTACGCGCTTAGCAAGCATATTGAGCTTATAAATGAGTACGGCGGTGATGAGGAAGATTACAACGATGGCGGAAGCCTAAGAACCGAACTTACCAACCAGGAGCTTAGCCACAGTACCATAGTAAACGAAATGCGGGATTTTAACGATATATTTCTTACAACCGGGCTATTTTCGCTAACAGAGATATATGCAATTTTGCTGCTCGACAGCGAATTATCGCTCCAAAAAATTTTCGCACAAATAGGAAAGCCAATAAAAACATACAGGCAAGGCGATGACGGCGAAATGATTGAAAATACATGGGTTGATGAGCAGGAAATAAGCTCGCGGCAGCAGCATGAATGCGATACTATTGTTGATATGCTGTTTTCAGCGCAACGGGCAGTGGTTGAATTGGTAAGAGATGTTAAAAAGCTTAAAGTATTTACCAACAACAAGCCTTTTTTTGCAAAACTACCCGACAGGATTGAAGCTATATTGGATTTGCGAATTGTAATGAATCAATACCCGCGGAAGGGAGGTCGCCTATGACACTCACCTTTGTCAGGAAAAAAAGCGAGGTAACCACCGCTATGGAACAATACCAGGAAAAAGGTTATACCACCTATCGGGTTCGGCTTAACTGCGACTGCCCCATTAACCCAAGGCGCAGCGGCGCAATCGTAATTGACGCGGAAACGCTCCTACTTACGGCGAAGGTAATAAGGTGTAAGGGATGCAAAAACAGGGAGGAGGCAGAAAATGACCGATAAGCAACGCCAGGCTGAAATTGATGCCATAAAACGCATAGTTGCCGGGCATGAGATGATGATTAAAACCATGCTTGTAAACAACTCAGCATTAATGACGGTGATAGAGGCAAACGAGGCGCTTAACTACCATAAGGAGCTTGAAGATCGCGAAAAGCGAAACCCTAATTTAAAAGTGCTTAAGGCACTGTAACAAAAAAGCCACCCCGGGGTGGCTTTTTTTATTCGTTTATGCCGATAACCCGTGGCACATCGGCAAGCATTGTGGGCAGTACCACAGCGGCTTTGTCAACATAAACCGTGGTAAAAATCATTTCAAACTCCCTTACACCATCATCGCGCTTGAGCTTGCGCGAGCTCACCCGGGTAAGGCTGCTGAAGTCGGGATAAGCAACCGGCCTCCAGGTGTGCAGCGCCTTGTAAATTTTCTCCTGTATCAGCCATATTGCCGCGGCATTTAGTTTCTGCTGTGCCGGCGCCCTCAGGTTGGTATTACTTAGCCGCTGATCGGCAACCCTTATGCTGATGTTGAGAGTACCGTCCTGAACCTTTGTGCTTTGATTTCGCCAGGTGGCTTGCTGCATTTCGATTAATGCCGCCGGAAACTTAACCGGTGGGTTATCGCTGTAGTCATCAAGCTGCCCCCAGTCCTCATCAATATACTTCAGCTCCGGAACCTCAGCTCCCAGGCGTGCGGCAATGGCCGTTAAAATGTCGTTAATCATGGCTTAAAAGTGTTTTTAAGTTCCTTTTTATACTTCTGAAAATTGTCGTCAACAACCCTTCTTACCGCAATATCAACCTGCGGGTGGTGGCCAATGAACTGCCGTTGCTTTATGGTAAGCTTACTCCCAACTTTTTTTAATGCCAGGGCTTTCCAGTAACTCGCCTCAACCGATATGGCCTTACTTTTTTTGCCGGCTGTTTTGTAATACATAGCCCAAAAAAAGCGTTTTGATTTAGCCGATACTTTTATTGATGCACCTTTATTCTGATATCCGGCATAAGGCATAGAACTATAAAAGACAATGCCCTGTGGCTCGTTTTTAGCTTTAACACTTCGTCTTAAATCACCTGAGCGGATCATAAGCGACCCCCTTTTATTTGGTATCCTTACCTCGGGCCATGCTTTATCAAAAAATGCCTTCCGGGTGGTAAAGTTCTGGTCGAACTCGTCGAGCAGCTCAACCCGCACACCGGATGCTATGTTTTTATAGAAGTCTCTCATTATTCATACATTTGGGCAAAATTATATTAAGCACGTCAAACTGTTGAGTTCTGAGCTTTCTCAAGTACTTGGGCTAACACTTCCTGAATCTTTTTTTCAAGATCAGAACTTGCAGTAGGTTCTTCAGTAAGCGGCTGACTCTTGAAATCAGCTACACTGACATTGAGTGTTTCGTTATTCTGCTCAATGCTTATTGTAATGGTTGTTTTCATTTCTTTAAGGTTGTTTGTTGAAACTGATTAAATTGGTTGTATCTTTGCAGAGGTTGAGGGTTCGCCCTCGGCCCCACCTTGGGACTAAAGTTTTTATGAGCTTTAGTCCCATTGTATTTTAAAGCCTTCCCCCAATATTTCCTTCCTCGAATATTTCCAGTCCTTATTCCCCTTTTTCACCCAAACGGATTGTATTGTTTTCGACCGCTGAACTCTATCAATTAAAGAGTACGTCAAATCATCGGGTGAAATTTTTGATTTAATATCCAGTACAATATGATCAGCTTGCCTTTTGGCTGCTTTTAATTGCTTATCAACTGCATTTTTGGTTGGAGTTTTATTGGTTTTGTATTCCTGATGAATATTTAATGTGCTATTGAAGGAATCAGCTGAGACGGTGTTATGTGCTTTCGCGATTAACCTGATATCATACCCATACTTGTTAGCCAAATATACTGCAATTTCCACATTAGCGGTTTTCTCATGCTTGCCGTGCAGCGGGCTTACCTGAACTGATCCTCTCCTGGTTTCGACTGTTTCCCATTCATTTTGCGCGGAAAGGGATTTAACTATTTTCATCACCCTTTCCTGAACTACCCTATACGGATGCCTGGGCGGAAAAATCATTTTATCCTTGCCAGGATTAAACCTGAATATTTCATCCCGGTTATTGCCGTTTTTATCTAACCTGGTGGTGGCCAGATCGCCTTTTTGCATTGCCTGGAGTGAGTCAGAAACGGGGTACTTACCCTTTCGCACCTGTATGGTTCTGCACCGGCATCGCCAGCCCAGGGGAGTAATATATAAATCCCAGAACGGGTCATCATCCGGAAGCGTTGTAAGGTTGAGCACGGCATGTGAATCGCGCACCTTGTTATCGCCGGCAGTTCTCAGCTGAAGATTGTAGCGGTCGCCGTCTTCCTGCCATTGTTGCCACTGCGCCGCTGTTTCCGCGCTCGAAACCGCGAAAATGTATTCTGCCTCCAGGTGGTTAATATTGTACGCCTTATGCACGCTTAAAACGTCCTGCTTGAAAGCGCTGAACATCTTGATAGTTCCATCCGGGTTAAGCAGTAGTTCTGATGCCTCCTTTAGCTGAGCATGGGTTTTCAGCGCTGAGAAAATGAAAACATCCTCCTTCAGCTTGCGAACCATTTCGGCGGGCGGGCTATTATCCAGGATACCTTCATCCAGGGCGTTAGAAAGAACCCGGTTGGTCTCATTAATAACAGCCACAAAAGGGGCATCGCTAAGCATGTCAGGGTTATACGATCCGACACTGTGCAGGTGCTTAACGGCCTGGTTGAAAATGGACTTTAAGAAGGTATTTTTTTTGCCGGGAGCGGCAAGCGTTACCATTCCTCCGCAGCAATCGCACGTCTGATTGTAAAGCCCCGCCAGCTGTGCGCTTAATCTTTCGGGGCCTTTTGAAAATTTCCGGTTGGGGCCGCTGGCGCTTTTACTCCGGTAACCTCAACCCCGAATTTCTGCTTTACCCACTCCGGATCAACTTCCATGTACTGAAGGAACCCTATGGTGCGTTTGTAAAGCTCCTCAGTGTCCTCCTGCGGGTCGAAAGTAATTGTAAGGCCCTCAGGCAGAAAACCAATCCGGGCCAGCGCCGGAAGCACAACCGAGTTTAACTCTGATTCAGCAAGCCTCTTGTCGCTTTCAATCAGCTTCATCAGCTGGCCAACGGTAACCTTCTCCTTGCTTTCGTTTCCGTTTTTGGTATCCTGGCCAATGATGCCGCCTGAAACGAGCATCGAAATTTCATTGTTACATAGCCGAATAAAGTTACTATAAACATCGCCGTTTGTATCAGCGCCTTTTGCAAACTCAAACTCCTCGGTTTCATCAATTATAAACCAGGCAGCTGCACCCATATCCCTCATCATGCGATCAGCCCGGTCGAGCATCTGCGGGTCTTGGGTGTTTGTTTTCATCACCCGTGGAGGGATGCCATAAATTTCGCATAGCTCACTCCAGCATGATATGGCAAAGCGCTTGAACAATACAAGCGGGACAAGCTTGTTTAAAAGTCCATAATCATCCTGCTTGCCGAACTCAAGCAGCCAGGTTCCGTACTCCTTCACATTACGGAAATCAATACCGGCGGTTTCGGTTTCGTCAAGCAGTAAAATTCCCTTTTCCGGAATTACGTTTTGCCTGGGAATTATTACCGGTTTTAAAAGCCCGTTTTTGTCTGTCAGCATCTCTTCCAGAGTGGTGCCCACCCACCGGGTTTCAACTATTGTTTTAATCAAATCGCTGAACCAGGGCCGAGACATGCATAATGCTTTGCTCGCCTCGTCAACGATTTCCCCTTTTCGGATTGTGTAAGATGCGTATGCGGTCTCATTGATTCTGCCCTCAAGCTGCGATGTAAGCAGCGCATCAAGCATGATATCCTTGTATAGCTTATGCAGCAAAACCCGTTTAGGCATGTCAACATTATCGGCTTGCGCCATGGCTCTCTTCCAGGTTGCAATATCCTGCCGGGTGCGGCTGATTGTTTTCGGAGCTATTTGAGTAACATAGCCTTCAGTGCGCTTGCTTACTACCGGCTGCTGGCTGCTAGGCTTAGCCTGCTTAAGATTCGTCTTTCTTTTCATTAGAAATCATGGTTAAATTTTTCACGGCTTCCATAACGGAAGGACTCTGGAACCTCATCATCAGTTACAACCATTATTGGAAGGTCAGGCGCGATGGCCGGGCCATCTGCATCCGGGCCATCTGCATATTTCCCCACGCCGCTCACTTTCTCGAGCCAGTCAATGGCACGGTCGTACCTGTCCTTTATACGCTCCTGTATCATATCAACATTTGCCAGGCGGCAAACATAATACAGCGCTATACTTTTGCATAGCTCCAGCACAATCGCATTGCGATCGGCTCCGGCTGCACCGAATATAGCCCCGATATCGTACCGTGGTCGCCCATCACGCCAGCGGGTCTGCCCGGTGGGGTTTAGGTAGCTCTTCATTTCTTCCACGGCGGCGTCTATAGCCAATTGAACGATATCGGGGTCTGATTCGGTAATTTCTTCAAGTTGGTATTGATATACCACTGTGTTCATTTCGTCAGGCGTTATAAACATGGCTGCTGTTATTTGGTGATGAAATAAGCGTGTTTCTCAATGTCCTGAATGGTAACGCCTTTTTTGAATTTGCGGCGTTTAATTGCATTCTTCAGCGACTGTTTTGTGTAGTACTGAGGGCGGCCAAAAAAGGTTGTAACAATGTATCGGCGATCTTCGAGTTTTGAAAGCCTGATGGCTTTTCTAACTTTGCGCTCAAGTAGGTACTCAATGTACTTTGAGTAAAAGAAAATAACCGGCACCCTGAGTATTTTGACGACAACCAGGAGAATAAAGAATAGCAACCTGGCAAAAGTTGATTTTTGCAATCGTTTTAAAACGGCTTTTAAAGTCTGTTTATTCATTGTTTAAAATTTACGTGATTCCCGCATTCCTAATCTGTATTGAGCGTCTGATGCTCTGGTGCGCTTGCTCAGCATCCATATTGCGCCTTCAACTGCGTCGGGTGCATCGTCGTGACTTTTTGCGCCTTTTTCAAACATTAAAAGTTGATCCTTCAGGGTGATCATCCCAGGAGAATCTTTTTCCTTTTCATTGAACAATACCAGCCCGCGTTCAAAGAGTGGCGACATGGCCTCTATCCTGGCAAACTTATCAGGCTTTGAGCGCTGATCTCCCCGGATTGGAATCTGATGCCCGGTGATGTTGCCGACTGTTTTGAACTCATCAAGGAGTAGATCCTGCATAAAGTTAGCCTCCATGTAGTACAATACGGGAACCTTGCCGGCCACATAATCCATGATCATGTAATGCCAGGCAACCATTTGCGTTACGCTTGTCTGGTCGGCAAATGCTTTTATTATGTGAAACACACCCTCCGGAGTTTTACCGATGAGCATGGTGGCCTTGTAGTCGGCAGTGGTTGAGTTCTTGAATGACGGGTCGGTGTAACAAACCAGGGTGCGATACAATTTCAGGTCAAGCATTTTGCCGTACCGGATATCCTTTGTTCTGAAAACAGTGCCTTCATTTATGGGATTGTTCATGTACTCTTTCTGAAACCTGCGCTCACCAATAAACTCGCGCATCTTTTTTATTTCATCCGGAGTATAATTCTCAGCCCAGCTTGGCCGGCCTTTTTTATCCAGGGCATTTACAATTGTGTGATAAATTCCAGGTCTTTCGGCATAGCGGCTCAATATGCTGTCCTTACCGATTCGGTTACCAACCATGGCCAATCTGCCGCGACCCATGGCCATGGTTCCGATTAACGCGGTTAACAGCCACTCGAGGGCATCACCCACGCGCTTAGGATTGCGGACAAGCTCATCGTCATCAATATCGTCAGGCACAATATAGTCAGGGCGCTTGCCTCTATCCTTCAATCCCCTGGGGCTCTGACCACGGCCAAGCGCAATAAAGAAGCACCCATCTGTTGTATGAAACTCACCCTCAGTCCAGCTACCTGATTTTACCTGAACCCCGAAGTCTTTAATAAATGCCATGTTGTACTGAAGCTCAGCCTGGAGATCGCTTAATAATCGGATGGCCATATCTGCCGACTTACTAACGAGCACCATAACATTAATTTCCCGGGGCTGCTGTATTTTCAGCCATAGTGGAATGAGCAGGCTAATGTGCGAGCTTTTTGCGTGACCTCTGGCCCACTCGAAAAGCGCTCTTGTATCTTTATGCTTCAGCAGGTATTCAGCTGCCTCAATCTGAAACTTACCGCACTTCTTTGTTGCCAGGTGTGGGAAATAGGTATCAACAAAAAACTGGTAATCTTTCCTGGCACGCTCAATGCGCCGGGTTTTATCAGACTCGCTTTCAGGGAAAGAAAAATCCTTGGAGCTGATCCATTGCACCCGGTCAACCCAGCGGTTCCACAGCTCCTTGTTATTTCTGTAGTTTGCCATTGCCGAGCCGGTATTGAATGTAATTATCCTGAAGCCTGGTGGCGAGCTTTATAAAGTCATCGGTAATCTCCCGGTTATTTGTACGCTCGCGCATCAGGTAATCCTGAAAGTCCATAAAGGTATTGATGTCGTCATCAACAGTATTATGGGTCTTTAGCGTTTTGAGCTGGGCCACAGCTTTAGCGAATGCATCGGCGCTAAAGTTTGCGCGGTTATCCAGCATATCGCTGATTACCCTGAGCGATTTTTGAACCAGGTCATCAATACTGATTGTTCGCGATGCTCTTTTTGACTCCCAGTTGCCCGACTCCTTCCAGCTCTGTAGCGTGGGTGCCGAAATCTTTACCCGAGTGCAGATTTCATTTTGGGCGACTCCCTGCATAAATAGCATATATGCATACTCATATGCCTCGGGGTTCCTTGCCTTCACCTGTTTCTGTTTTGCCATAAAAACGCTTAATTGTTTGGCAAAAATCAACTTTACAGCGGGTAAATAATAATTATCATCCAAAGGTTTGAAACATGTATGTAACAGTTGTACAGTAATTTGGAACGATCTGTCGCGCGAGATAGCTTTGCGGTTCCTAAATGACTTCAAATGCCAGCTTTTGTCTTAAATAATGAAAACACAGTAACCGCGCACGGGTTCGCAATCTTAAATAATGGCGGCAACTTTGACCGGTTCAGGGAAAACCCTGTAATGCTCGACTCGC